CTTTAGCTTCTAATTCTGCTTCTCCTGCGTCTATCTCTAAAGCATTATTTATTTCTGCCATACGTTGTTGTTGTACGTTTAGTCTGCCAGATTGTTCTATTTCTGCACGTGTTTGCACTTCAATTTTTTTAACTGTAATTTTTTCAACATCACTAGGTTGTTGGGTTACAATGTCTGCTTTTATAGTGTTAGAATACGTGTGTCCAAAATTTTGTGGAACTGTAATGTTTAATTTAGCTGCTAATATGTTAGACCGTAATTCACCTTTATCATTTACAGCATCTATAGATTCTGCTAAAAATTGTTCCATTAACATAGGGAGTTTATTATCTGCGGCACTTACTGTCCCCCCTTTTATTTTAGCATAATGGCCATCCATAACTTGACCAATAGTTGCATCTAAATCATCTAAATTCATTTTTGCTTTTACATTGTGGCCTAACATTTTATCAGCTAAAAGTCTTAATCTTTTTTGTTCTGCTGGGTCAGTTTCTCGGTTAGCAATTTCATTAATAGATATAGAGGCAAATATTCTTCGTAAATCAGTATACCCAGTAGGTTTTCTACCTAATTTTTCTACAATTTCTTCTGGGTAGTTTGTTATACTCCCAGTATTATGTACAACTTTATTTAACTCGTCTGCTAAATCTTTTGGTCGTAAATCTGGAAATAAGTCATCTCTACCTCCAGATGCAATAAATTGTTGATCTAGAACGTGTTTTAACAGAGGTCCAACTTTAATAGTAGGAGGAAGTCGTTTTCTTCCACCAATTTCTTTTATACTTGGTAAATCAGTAGGATTATGAATAGTGCCTGTTTTAGGATCGTACCAAGGTCTTATTTTACCTTTAAATTTAGTTGCTGCTATTTCATTTGTTTTCATATTTAAAAGGGCCTCACCTCTTTGCCCAAATAAAGCTGCAATAGCTGCTCGTTTTAAACTAGGATCTTCTATATTTGCTATACCTTTAAGCACTGTATTCATAACAGGTTTACCGTCTATTTCTCCTAGTATACGGGTGCCTGTACCTGCTGATTCTACAAATATGTCTCCCGCAAGTAGTCTCTCATTAATACCACCTACTTTTCTAAAAGGTTTTATATGGTTATCTTCTAACCAACCAATATTTGGTATTTTTAGCTGTTTTAACTCTGCTGTGTTATCCATAATTTCATTTATAGATGAGCCAAATTGTTGATTGCTAAATTTTGATTTATTAAAAAAGCTTTTAAATTTAACAACTATATCCTCATAGCCTTCTATAGTTCTTAATGCTTCTCCTGTCCCTTTACTAGCATCAGAAAAAACAGAATATAATTTTTCAATTTTAGCAATATCTTCTGGTGGAAAAGCTTTAAAAGAAGTCATTGGGTCTTTAATAATACCTTGAGTATATAATCTACTGGTTATAGAGTCACCGGCAGTAAGTATACCTGCTTTAGCTTTATCTTGTAATTCTTTTACAGTTATAATTTCTCCATTAGTAACTACAGCATCATATAATGCTCTATACCCTCTGAGAGCATCTTTCTCATCGGTTTCTAAAATTATAGGTACATATTTTTTTATTTCAGCCATTAGTATCCAAATACCTCATTTTGTGGGACATACCGTTGTGTTTGTCTGCTAGAGTAATACGGTGTGCTTGCATTGTGAAGAGATCTTACCATCATCATATATCGTAACGCATCGTATGCGTGATCGTCTGCTTTTGTGTCTACATCTTCTGGGTTGTGTTTAGATAGTGGCAATGTAGGCAGTGTTCTTACTAGGTTTGTACAATTATCCATAATTCTTACTCTTGGTTGTCCTCTGCTATCACAAGCTAGTCTTCTATGTATCTCTATCTTTCCTGCTAGCCTGTTTCTATCGGATGGTATCCATCTACAGCCACCTCTATTCATTGTCTCTGCTATACTTGGACCTAACCCCGTTCTGTTCCAACAACTTGCATCTAACACAGAGATTTGCATGGTTGGGTCGTTTCTTTCCAATTCTAATACTAATTCACCAAGAGCTTCACCAGTTCTACCTTTTATATACAGTTCTCTATATATCCAGATATTGTTGTCCCAGTCTATAGCACCCCAAAGAATGCAAGAAGGACTACTGTAGCCATAATCTCCGGCACGTACCCTAGCCCAACCATCTGGCGGGTCAAAGGCTTCCACCACATGTATGGATCTACTAAATTCTGTAAAAGCTGCCCCCTCTGCGACATCCCAGTCTCCTTCTAATAATCGTTTTCGTTCTACTTCTGGTAAGGAGAGCAACATAGCTTCGTATTGCCCATCTATAGCAAGATATGGATTGTCTGTTAACCTTGCCGGTATAAATTTCTTTAGAAATAAAGGTTGCCCTTCTTTTGCGTGCCCTATAGGGTACCTTATTGTTTTCTGTGTATCAAATTCTTTTGCCCAAAAAGCTGATCCCGGTGGAGATGGATCTATGTACATTTTTCTTACCCACCAGCCTCCTACACCTCCCGGATTAGCTGAACACCGCATATATAGACCAAGTTTTGGGTCGGTACTTCTAAGTCTTGATCTTAGGTAGTTCCACACGTATGGTGTGGGATATTGTGTTATTTCGTCTATGCCTATCCAATTAAACGCTTGTCCTTGGTATCTTGTTACGTCTCTTTCGTCATCTACGTAAGAAAACCACACTTTGGCCCCTGAAGGGAACTCCCATGTAGATTTTGCTTGCTTAAATACTGCCCCCGGCACCGCTTTCATGTACAATTGCCTACTTTTGTCTATAAGTTCGGTCAATTCTGGTAGAGTACGTCTTAGTAGTAGGCCTCTGTGGTTAGGATTGCCTACATCTCTTAAAACATCAGCTAGAAGTGCGTATGATTTGCCTCCTCCTGCTGCTCCGCCATACAGTACGTCTCTTTCTGGACTTTCTAAGAACTCTGCCTGCGGTCCATCGTTAGCTTTAAAGACAACTTCGTTCTCAGCAACGTGGTTTCGTACTCTTTCTGGTAAAGCTAGTAGTTCTTCCTCAGATATAGGTTCTTTTCCATGTCCTGAGAGAGCTGCGTCTATCTTACCAAGGCTTTCTTGTAGTTTGTTAGCCCTGTACCGTGCATTTACAGCACGTTTTGAGTCTTTTTTTACCTTGGCTTTAAGGTTAGATAGTTTTGTTGATACGGCTTTACGTATCACCCTCCTATCCAGTTTGGCTTTTGCTGCCATCTAAATGGGTTCCTAACTTACTGCGTTTCTTTAAACCTTCATCAGATATATATCTATCTGTTTTTGCCAACAGCCACTGGCTTGCTTTTCGCCACCCGCAAGACTTGGCATATGTCAATGCTTGATCCAGTGCTTGTAGTTCATCTGGTATAGGAGACAGGTGTTTCTCATCCTGCGTATCCAACACATAACCAAAAGGTATGGTGCTAGTCTTTCTTCGGATTTTATTTAGATTTTTTAATTGATCCACCGTACATCCTCTTTTTAGCTACTTTGCCACCCATCATTTTTTTCTTTGGTTTAGCTCCGTATCCTTTGCTACCCATTTTTGGTCTAGCTCCTGTTGGTCTATCTTTTCCTAATTCATTTTTTATAAGAGTCTTTACTTGCTTGAGAATTGAAAGGTCAGAAGTGCCTGTACCCATTAATTTTCTTATCTTTGCTTTTGTTGCATCTGTTATACTTGACATGGTGTGTTCCCCTTTACCATAGTTTTGCATCGGGAAACATTTCCCTTTGTTCTTTTTTTTCTTCTGGAGTATCGTACAGTCCATCAATAGCTTCTATCTTATCTTGATTACTTGCAATAGCCCCTATCCACTTATCTATCTCTGCTGTAATATCAGAATGTTCCCCAATACCTACAGCAGAATGTAATAATACATCAAGGTTAGCTTTTGCTAAACCTATATTAGCCACGTACTGTGCCCTTAATGCTTGTAACCTCATAGTTTAATCTTTCTTTTCACGTATAAAAAATCCAACAGCACCGGCTGCACCACAACAAACCATAACTACGCTTTGCCATAAGTCACTTGGTACCATTATGCCTAACATAGCAAATACACCACTGAGTGCCGCATATGATGAAGGCTCTTTAAATCTATTCATTAATTCAACCATTAGTATCTTCTCCTTGTTTATCAGTCATACACGCACAGGGATTTTCCTCTGAGCATGTACAGTTTTCACAATCACAATTTTCACAGTTGCAATTCTTTTTATCTTCGTCTGCCATTATTGGCCAGCCAAAGGATTATCTAAAGCTCTTACTAACATTGTTCTCAATCTCTCTTCCAGTTCTTGGAGTTTAGTATCAATTGCTTCTGATCTACGAGTTGCATCAGACTCAATAGCTGTTCTTTTATTATCAAATCTATCGGCTGCATGATCAATTAAAGTTCGCATATCAGATTCTATTTGTCTTAATATACCACGAACTTCTAGATCTAGACCTCTTGCTCGCCTGTCCACACCAGCAACTTGATCTTGTACTTCGTTAATATCTTTTCTTAGGTCTGTACGAATTGTTCTTGCATCGTCTTGTGCAGCACTAACTAATTCTTTTACCGCAGACATCTCTGTAGTTATATTTGTCTTTAATGCAACAACTTCTGTATTTGTATTGGTCTCTACACTAGTAAGACGTTCTTCTAGCACATCAAGTTTTACAGTAAAGCTAGTAAGATTAGGAGCAACGTAGCCATTTATCTTTTCCTCCATTGCTACCCAACGTGCGTACCCTTCAAAACCAGCCCAAAGACCTCCTCCAAGTGTACCAAGTAAAGGTAGAATTAGCAGTAACCTACTGCCTTTAACTTTAATTCCTTTATATTCTACCTCACTACTCATACTGTTGTCCAATCATTTTTTCTATTTGTAAATTTGATCGCACACTAATGTAACTTCCTAGGGGGTCGGGCATAATAGAATCTGTATAAATATCTTCTGCAACGTACCACGTTGGCTGAATAACTGTTGCTACATTTTGGTATGTAGATATATCTGGACCGAGAGCATTAACAAGAGCAAGGGTAGTAATCTGTGATACAGGGTCATAGCTATTTGGTAGTCCTGCTATAATTTGATTGGCTTTCTTTTGTTTCTTTTCCTGCTCTTTAGTTGGCTTCTCCGCCATTGTCTCTTTTGGTTTTTCCTCATTAGCTTCCTTAGCTACTTCTTTTTCTTTAGGTTCTTCTTCAGCTACTTCTTTTTCTTGAGGTTCTTCCTGTTCTTTAGCAACCTCTTTAGCTTCCACTGTATTGCTAGTAATTGTTTTTTCTTCTGCATTAGCTTCTTTTTTAATTTCTTCTTTAACTTCAGGAGTTGTTTCCACTTTATTATCCGCAACTTCTACAGTTCCCTCTACTTCTTCCTGTGTAAATTCTACTGGCTCAGGTTCAGGTGCTTCTATTTTTGGTTCTTCTACTGGTTCACTCATTGGTTCTATATCAGCTATAACAACTTGCATCTCTTGATCTGGCATCTTTACTTCTACAGACTCTACATCCATACCTATGTTTTGTATTTCTGCTACCATAGTTTCAACTTTTACCATCACTTCTTCCATGGACATTTCCCCCGTAGTGCCCACATCCTGAAACATATCCCCAATAACGCCAACACTTAAAGTTTCAGGCATACCCTGTATGTCATTCATGTTATCCATAGAAGACGTTGGTTCTAATTCAAAATGCATAACCACATCCATGTTTTGCATCTCTATGTCCATCTTTTGTTGTTCTTCTACAGAAGCATTCTCGTATGTTTCTATTAGGTCTAACTTTATAGACTCTTCCATTTGCATCGGTTGAACAATGTCTATCCAAGTATTTACCACAGTTGTTATAACATTGTAGTTTACTGTATACGAAACATTGTCAAACAATGGGCCTGTAGCAAGATTTGCGTTATCTACTCCACCTACTCGTACAAACACTCTATCAAGGCTGTTATCAAAATCGTAGGAGCCTGTATAGGTAGTAGCGTTGTTGTTGTTCTGTAGGTTTATTTCTCCGGTATCCCACTGTAATACATTGTTGGAATACCCTTTGGTTTGAAAGTACGCACTATCTTCTGTGTCATAAAAGTGCATAGATAATTCCCAATCTAATGCACCCCCTTGTGTTATATGAAAGTCACTTATATCTACATACTGGTCAAAGGTAGTTAGAGTACTCCCCGTGATCTCAGCACACTTACCAGATCCAATTTCACTGGATGGGCAGGTACCGTGCATTTTTGCTGGCCCAATTCCTCCCCAGTCTGAATCCATGTCTCCTTGCTTGGTGTTGCCCACAAGACCTTGATCGGAGTGAAGGATGTCTTCGGTTGTTTTGTTTTCAATAATCGTAATCGTTTGAGTAACTGTATCAATGTGTCCATCACCTAAATGTTCTGTTTCTACTTCTTCAACGATTGTTTCTCCCTCTTGAAGGAGTTCTGCTTGTGCTACATTAAAATAGAAAAAGTAACAAAAAGCCAAGAGCACCAAGGCTAATGCCAACGGTTTCTTCTTCTGTAGGTAACCAATCTGCATCTGTAACATTCTCTTTAACCCACTTATCATAATCCGGTTTCATCTCTGGATTCTCAGCCCATGCTTTTGCAGCCTCTATGCCTATCTTTCCTCTAAACGGACAGGGTGTCCCGGCCATTTCCATCGCATTGAACACTCTTGGGTCTTGGCAGAGCATAGCTACGGCTCCTACTTTCATTCCCATTCTATATAAGGCACGGCTAAGTTTTAGCCTTTCACAATTCATGTCCCTTATAGATGTTCCTCCCGCTACTCCCAGTATCTGGGTTTGTATAGCGGCAGAGGCTGCATAACTACATACGTCTTGGTTATTGTTGCCAAACGATGGGGCATTTGCAGTGC